GGACCAGGCCCGAAGCGCTGATTAAAGCAAATCCCAACTTTGGTGTTTCTGTTAAAGAGCATTTTCTTCGGGCGAAGCAGTTACTGGGAATATCCAATCCCAGCCAGACTAACAAAATTCTGACCAAGCACTTTAACCGGTGGGTAAGTGCAAAAACGGTTTTTTATGACCTGCAAAGATGGATGGCTGCTGCGGATAAAAACCTTAAATTATCTGATTTTGTTGATGAGGATTGCTGGCTGGGTATTGATCTGGCCTCGAAAGTAGACCTGAATGCCGTAGTGCCAGTGTTCAGGAGAGAGGTTGCTGGTATAACCCATTTTTACTGTGTGGGGCCGCTGTTCTGGGCGCCTGAAGATACAATTTATTCACCAGATCCCACGCTGAAAACCATTTCTGAACGTTACCAGTCATTTGTGAAACAGGGGGTATTGATACCTACTGAAGGGGCTGAGGTGGATTATCGGTTAATTTTTGAGTCAATTCTTCAGTTACGCCAGCAGGTTAAAATTGTCCAGTGCCCGATAGATCCTTACGGGGCAACATCATTGCGCCATCTGCTTGAAGAGGAGGGGCTGGAATCCGTTGAGATCAGGCAAAATTTTACACATATGAGTGATCCAATGCGTGAAATTGAGGCGGCGCTGGCATCAGGACGCTTTCATCATGACGGTAACCCTATCATGAACTGGTGCATCCAGAATGTTATAGGGCGTTACTTACCAGGAAGCGATGACATTGTTCGCCCAGGGAAGGAGAGAAAGCAAAACAAAATAGATGGCGCGGTAGGACTAATGATGGGAGTCGGGCGAGCCATGCTGAACGGAACTGTCAGTAAATCGGCTTATGATGAGGAAGATATTACATGTTGATCACTCTTTTAAGTTTTATTATCGGCCTCACCGGAGCCGGGTTAGTGTCTGCCGGTGCCTGGCTTATTTCACCTGCAGCCGGGCTTATTACTGGCGGTTCAATCTGCCTGCTGTGGTCATTTTTAATCGCGAAATCGATGTCCGCCAGCGTAATTAAATCAGGGGGTGAATAATGTTCATTCCCCAGATGTTTCGGGGTAAATCTCAGTCTGGTGGTGGTTTCTGGCAGGCGATGCTGGGTGGGGTGAGTTCCAGCCAGAGCAAGGCGGGGATCATTATCACTCCTGAAACCGCACTGGCGTTATCGGCGGTCCGGGCATGCGTAACGCTTCTGGCAGAATCGGTGGCGCAGTTGCCGTGTGAACTTTACAGGCGAGGCGCTAACGGAGGCCGTGAACGGGCGACTGACCACCCTGTTTATGATCTGATTCATTCCCAGCCCAACAAAAAAGACACCTCGTTTGAATACTTTGAGCAGCAACAGGGCCTGCTCGGGCTGGAGGGAAATTGCTACTCGATCATCGACAGGGACGGGAAAGGGTATCCCCGCGAATTAATCCCGGTTAATCCCAAAAAAGTCATCGTCCTGAAAGGGCCTGACGGGATGCCCTATTATGAACTCCCCGAAATTGGCGAAACGTTGCCAATGCGCATGATGCATCATGTGAAGGTTTTCTCGCTGGATGGTTATATCGGTAGCTCTCCGATCCAGACGAACGCAGACGTTCTTGGGCTGAACCTGGCCGTTGAAGAGCATGCTTCTCAGGTTTTTCGCCGTGGCACAACGATGAGCGGCGTTATTGAGCGACCAAAGGAGGCTCCGACAATAAAGAACCAGGAGAAGATTGACCAACTTCTTGCTAAATGGACGGATCGTTATTCCGGTATGCGTAATGCCTTTTCTGTCGCATTGCTTCAGGAAGGGATGAGCTACAAACAGCTATCTCAGGATAATGAGAAAGCGCAGCTGTTGCAGTCCCGCCAGTGGGGCGTGGAGGAAGTTTGCCGACTCTATAAAATCCCGCCTCATATGGTGCAGATGCTGGCGAAAGCCACAAATAACAACATTGAGCATCAGGGGCTGCAGTTCGTCATGTATACGCTTTTAGCCTGGCTGAAGCGTCATGAAGGCGCATTAATGCGCGATCTGCTTTTACCCAGCGAGCGCGGTAGTCTGTACATTGAATTCAATGTATCCGGCCTGCTGCGCGGGGATCAGAAGTCACGCTATGAATCTTATGCGCTGGGCCGTCAGTGGGGCTGGTTATCGGTTAATGACATTCGCCGCATGGAGAACCTTCCTCCCATCGCCGGAGGGGACAAATACCTGACGCCTCTGAATATGGTCGACAGTAAACAAATCTTACCTGGCAATAACGCGCCAACAGCTAAACAACTGGCAGAAATCGAAACTATTCTGGCCAGAGCCTGATTATTCCCCGCTATGCGGGCTGACCTGGTATATCTCATGACAACAAAATTACTTAACCTGCCGCACCTCGCAGAAATGGTCTTCGGTGTGCCTCATTACGCAACACAACAGACGATGGACGCCGTGAAGGCGGTATTGCTTCCCCGTATTCAGGGAGCGGTGACGGATCCGGTCATTACGATGGCGCTAAATCCGGATGATTCGCCATCCCCTGAAGAGGTTCAGCCAGCCGGTGGTATCGCGGTTATTCCCGTTCACGGGATTCTGGTCCCCCGGCGCGGGCAAATTACAGCGATGTGTACCGAACTGACGAGCTATGAGCGAATCCGCAGCCAGCTGCATTCGGCATTAAATGACCCATCCATCAGTGAAATCGTTCTGGATATTAATTCAGGCGGCGGTTTAGCGCCCGGGTGCAAAGAGCTGGCTGATTATATTTATCAGTCGTGTGAAACGAAGCCGATCACCGCTATTGTGAACTTTAATGCCCTCTCTGCCGCGTATTTTATCGCGTCGGCCTGCAGCAAGATTGTCGTCAGTCAGACCAGTGGCGTTGGCTCCATCGGGGTGATCATGGAGCACCTTGATACGTCAAAGCTGGAAGAGAGCATGGGAGTGAAATTTACTGCACTCTACCGGGGAGATAACAAGAACAATGGCACGCCACATGCTTCGTTGAGTGAATCGGCCCTGGCGATGTTCGACAAAATGCTCGACGACATGTACGAGACATTTACCTCCTCAGTGGCTGAGTACCGGGGCCTTAAACAGCAGGCAGTAATCGATACCCAGGCGGGAACCTACTTCGGCGCTGATGCCATTTCAGCAGGTCTTGCTGATGAAGTTTCGGATCCTCAGTCTGCGATTAATGCCATTGCGGCAAAGTACAAACAACCTCAACAAACCACGTCCATAAAGTTGCAGGCAGCCGCGATGGACCTGCAAACCAGAATGTAACCCGGCGCTCACGCGTCATTACCACCAGAAAGCAGCCTTAGCGCTGTTTTTTTTATACCTGAAAAGAGAGAAAACTATGTCACAGATTGAAGAATTACGTCGTCAGCGTGCGGGTATTAATGAGCAGGTACAGGCCCTGGCCACGATTGAAACTACCGGTGGAACGCTGACAGCGGAGCAGTTAACCGAATTTGCCAGCATGCAGCAGCAGTTCACGGATATCAGCGCCAAAATTGAGCGTCTGGAAGCGGCTGAACGTGCTGCGGCGCTTGTTGCCGCACCGGTTAGAGGCACACAGCAGGCTCCTGGTGTCATCGTTAAGGCGGAGCCAAAGCAATATACCGGGGCAGGCATGACCCGTCTGGTAATGTCGATTGCAGCAGCGGAGGGTAACATCCAGGAGGCTGCAAAATTTGCGGCGGAAGAACTGAATGACCAGTCTGTCTCGATGGCCATCAGCACTGCCGCTGCGTCAGGCGGCGTTCTTATTCCGCAAAACCTTCACAGCGAAGTGATTGAGCTACTGCGCGATCGTACCATCGTTCGTAAGCTGGGCGCGCGCTCCATTCCGCTGCCGAACGGCAATATGGCGCTGCCGCGTCTGGCCGGTGGAGCGACGGCGAACTATACCGGGGAAGGTAAGGATGCGAAAACATCAGAAGCGCGCTTTGACGATGTGAAACTCACTGCGAAAACCATGATTGCGATGGTGCCCATCTCAAATCAGCTCATTGGCCGCGCAGGTTTTAACGTTGAACAACTGGTATTGCAGGATATTCTGACGGCGATTTCTGTTCGCGAAGATAAAGCTTTTCTGCGTGATGATGGTACCGGTGATACGCCGATCGGTATGAAAGCGCGTGCAACGGAGTGGAATCGCCTTAAACAATGGGCTGGCGCAGATTTATCCCTGAATTCTATTGATGCATACCTGGATGACATCATCCTGATGGCTATGGACGGGAACAGCAACATGATCAGCTGCGGCTGGGGCATGTCGAACCGGACCTACATGAAACTGTTCGGGCTGCGCGACGGTAACGGCAACAAGGTTTACCCGGAAATGGCCCTGGGGCTGCTGAAGGGATATCCGGTTCAGCGCACCAGCGCTATCCCGGCAAACCTCGGTGACACCGGCAAAGAGTCAGAAATTTACTTCGCTGACTTCAATGATGTGGTTATCGGTGAAGACGGCAGCATGAAAGTGGCATTCTCTCAGCAAGCCGCCTACCAGGACGGGGACGGCAATATGGTTTCCGCGTTCTCCCGTAACCAGTCATTGATCCGTGTGGTGACTGAGCACGATATCGGCTTCCGTCATCCGGAAGGTCTTGTACTCGGGACAAAAGTGCTGTTTTAACCGGTCCTGCACGCTGTGCGACCACGGTCGCACAGCGTAAAAAGCACGTAATCCCCCAGGCCCGCAGCAGCGGGTTTTTTCTTTTCAGGAGCAAAACGATGACAACGAAAGCGAAAAAAGAAGCGGCGGCGGCTGCAGCCGTTGATGTGAAAAAGCAGGATGACCTGCCGACGGAACATACGGTGGACGGGGATGGCGGCCAGAATACTGCCGCTGGTTCAGGTAATGACGGTGTTGATCTGACCGGAAGTGAAACAAACGGGGCCGCGGGCCTGACGGGAGCAGAAGTGATGCGGAAAGCGGTTTTTTTCCTGGGACCATACCATCGTTATTCACGCGGTGATACGGCCTGTTTTGATGCTGAGTACGCAGAGGAACTGGTTGAACGCCATATCGCGGTATGGCCAAAAGATGCGAAAAAGGCGATGAGTCCCCGCAAGGGAGCCGATAACCATGATACTGAAATTGGATGATGTGAAAACCCAGCTCCGTCTGGAGCCGGAGTTTACGGAGCATGACGACATGCTCCGTAAAATGATGGCGGCTGCGCAGAAGAGTATTGAGCGTGACTACTACTGCAGACTGGTGAGAAGCGATGACGAACTGCAGGCGCTACCGGAAGGTGTACGCGGTTTTGTGGCGAATGAAGATATCCAGCTGGCCATGCAGTACCTGGTCGGGGATGCGTATCTGAATGGTTTCACTGGTCAGTGGCTGGAGACGGATGCCGTCCAGTCTCTTCTTTTCCCGTTGCAGGAGAATACCGTATGAGCCTGAAGCCGGAGGAGATGACCTGCCGCCTTTCGATTGGGTATATGCAATCCGGACGGGGGCCGCTGGGTGAACACCTGCCGGAAAAACTGGTCACGACCGGGAAAGCCTGGGCGAAGCGCGAACTGGTGTCAGGCAGAAAGGTTCGCACACTGGATCAGCAGCAGGTTGTTGAAACGTGTCTTTTTACCACTCATCCGAACCTGAATATTGATATCGACTGGAAAATAACGACGTCTGACCGGGTTTATACCGTTCGTAACGTCGAACGTCTTACTGACCGCATTATCATCACGGGGGAGGCAGACGCACGTCATGATCGAGCTGGCATTAAAGACATCACTTGAACGCCTGACCGGGCTGGTTGTTTACCCTCTGCTCCTGCCCGATAAGCTGCTGGAGGGGGTTACTTACCAGCGGATTTCCGATCCTGAAATTGAAGTGGGTCTGGTACGTACGGGTCTTGTCACGGCGCGATTCCAGATAACCCTGTATCTCACCGATGATTACACCGGACTGTTACGACTGGATCAAAAAATCTGGCGTGCATGGCGGCCGGTTGTCCACGGGCAGATAGAAGGGTTTCCGGTGCAGTACGTGGCGCGGGGCGGCATTCAGCAGGATAAAAATGTGCTGACCAGCGGCAGTGTGCAGTACCGGCTGGCACGTGACTTTTTCTTTACGTACGCGCAAAGCGCTGACGCTAATGGTGTCGGGGAGGTCGGCGATGAGAATATCCGTTGAGGTTGAAGGACTGGCGGAGCTGGAGAAAAGCCTGCTAGCGCTCGGGGAAAACATTGCCCTGAATATCGTACGCGACGCCGGTACGAAAGCCATGCAGCCGGTGGTGGATGAAATGATAAGGCACGCGGGATTTAACCCTGATAATGACGGGGAGCATATGCGTGACACCATCCGGGTAAGAAGCCGTAGCCGTGTCAGGGATGGCCGCTGGCCGACCCTGATGACATTCCGGGCGGGCCCCTCAGCACCGCACACGATAAAAGCCCGCGCGCAGGAGTACGGTACGTATAAACAGGTCGCCATACCCTTTATGCGACCAGCTCTCGATAACAATATTCCCAAAATCCTTAGCACGCTTGCACGTGAAATTCGTGCGGGCATTAACAGTTATAAACAATAAGCACGAGGTCAGACATGACAGGTAAAACATCATCTGAGTACGCGACCCTTCCGGCAGGATCGGCCGTGAAGTGGGGGATGCCCGGCGACAATGTCGCGGCGCTGAAGCCACTGAAAAGCTGTACCGGCGTGGGGGCGATGGGGTTACAGGGTGGTTTTGTTGACTGTACCACGCTGCTGGACACCCAGAAGCAGTACATTTCGGATCTGCCTGACGGACCGGATAAGACGCTGACGTTTGTTGATGATCCGGAAGACCAGTATCTGACGGATTTTCTGAACGCAGCAGAGCGTCGCGAGGTGGTGCAGTTTTACGTTGAACTGCCCAATGGTCGCACATCAACGTCAGTTATTGCGCTGGCGGGCTGGCAGATGGCGGAAATCAAGGCTCCGGCGAGCGCAGTCATCCAGCTCGAGGTGAAGGGTAAGCAAAACTCCATTACATGGGGAAGTAAAGCCACTACCCCGGTTACCCCAAAACCATAATCGCCCGGCGCCACACGTTAAACGCATCATTTCCTGTTACCCCTTCTGTAAATAAGGACTCTGATAAATGAAAAATCTGAAAAGCGCGCTGCTGTCTGCCACCCATACGGTTGCGGACTGTACCCTGCTGGGCGTGCCGGTGCACATCCGTCGTATGAGTGCACTCGAGGCGGCAGACTACGACGATGCCATCGCAGATGCCCGCGCAGCGAATAATGCGCTGGTCCCCGCCCGACTCAGTGCCGGACTCATCCTTTCAGTGCTGGTGGATGAAAACGGGAATGCCATTCCACCCAAAAGCCTCCCCACCGTGGATGAGTTGCTGGCCGTACATGATAACGCCGCCCTGATTGAGGCTGTGTCAGTTATTCAGCGGCACAGTTACGGGACGCTGGAGGAGGCGCAAAAAAACTGAGGCAATCTCCCTGGCTGTTGCTGGCTTACCAGCTGGCTGACCGCCTGGGAGAACCCGATCCACTGAAAATTCTGTCTCTGCCAGCTTCTGTTCTGATGGGGTGGCTGGCGTTTCTTAATCTTCCGGAAATTAATGGTATGGCACCTGGCGACCCGCCCGACAGCGGACTGAATGTACCGGCCATTTCACCGGATGATACTGCCGCGGCCTGCGCTGCTTTTATGAGGGTGATGAAATGAGTGGTAATGCCGGAACGCTGGCGGTCAGTCTGCATGTGAACAGCGCCTCTTTCAAAGCCGACCTTATGGATGCTTATCAGACCGGCAGCCGTGAGGCCCGGCGATTTGCTGAGTCCACCCGCAGGGAAATGAAAGAGACCGGGGATGCCATCGGCAGTGTGGGTACCAGTGCCGGAGGGCTGGGACGCACTTTCGAAGGCCTTTCCTCGCGCCTGAAAACAGGAAGCGGCGGCTTTGATCAACTGCGTAGTGCTCTCAATGGTTTTGCTGCCACGGGGAATGTGTCCGCCAGTACGCTGGCTAATGCCCTGGTACCGGCGATATCCCGGACGCTGACGGGGGCTGAACAACTGAAAGGTGTACTCGCGCAACAGCGGGACGCGTTCAGCAAAACCGCTCAGGCGGCATATGATGCCGCCCGGGCGCAAATCCAGTCGGCGCAGGCGGCAAAACAAAAAGCACTGGATGTGGCACAGAGCGCGGCAAAAGACTATGAAGCAGCGAAGGCTGTCGAAGAAAATGCCGTGGCGCTGGCGCGTCATTACGATCAGCAGCAGAAAGTCAATAAAGAGTACGGTCTTGCGGTCAGTTACAGAGAGGAATACCGGAAGATAAACGCGCAGCTTAAAGAGTCAGACATGGCGGCCAGCGTCGCCAAACAACGGGTGGCTGCGGCGGGAAAGGCAGCGGCAGAAGCGGAGGCACTGGAAGCACTCGGAAAGTCGAAGCTCTCGGATGCCATGCGTCTTATCAGCGCCAGGAACTATGAGATTTCTCTGTCAGCGCGTGCCGCCGCCGCGGGTACCGCGTTGCTGAACGGTGCACTGGCGATGGTAGGCGGGCCGGTCGGTCTGGGGATTATTGCGCTGGTTTCTGGCGTGACGGCACTGTGGTCTGCCTACAGCAAAGCTGAAGAAAAAACGAAAGCCCTGAATGCGGCATTACTGCAAGGCAATAGTGGCGCGTCACTCAGCCTGACCCGGATCCGGGCGCTGAATAAAAGCCTGGGTGACACGGATGGCTCCATGAAGGCAGTGACGGCCGCGGTTAAGGCCGGGTTCAGCGGCGAGATGCTGGATCGCGTGTCCTCACTCGGTAGCCAGCTGGAATCACTGGGGGGGAATGCTGATGAGCTGGTCCGACAGCTGTCATCCATCAGTGGCGATCCGGTCAAAGCGATGCAGGATGCCACGCAGCAGGGGTACGAATTTAATGCTGCGCAGATAGAGCAGATTGCCACCCTGGCCCGCCTGGGTAAAACCGCCGAGGCGGTGGCGCTGGTGCAGAAAATCATGCTTGATGACGTTGCGGACAAAATGAAGGAGCAACAGCGTCAGACTGAGGAGAGCATTGGCTGGTGGGAGAAGCTGAAGAAAGCTGTTTCTGAAGGGCTTGAGGGCTACGCTTCAGCGCAGATTGAGACCAGTCGCGCGATGGCGGCCGCGGTGGGGGTGGATATTGATGAGCCCGCCCGAAAGCTCAAAGAGAAGCGGGACGAAGAGAAAAAACAGGAGGAAGACCGGGCTCAGGCCGCCCGTCAGCGCCAGGATGAGCAGAGCAAAGAAATCACCGCCCAGATAAATCTGGCCGCCTGGATCAAGGCCGGGACGGATAAAACCCGTCTTGCAGCAGAAGCCACCGCCGATCTCAGTACCCGCTATAAGGCCGGAAAAATCACCGCTGATGAGTACGCTTCTGCCCTGAGAGGGATAGACAAACTCTACGGTGATAAAAAAACCGGGGTGTCCGCCCATCAGGACAGCGAGGGTGTTCGCCGTCTGGCGCAACTGAAGCAACAGGAAGTGGTGCTGAAAGCGCAGGGGCGTGAAACGGAGCGGATGGGTGAAAGTCAGAAAAAATTACTGGCTTTTGAACAGGAAATCGCGTCTTACGCCGGGAAAAAACTGACAAAGGTCCAGGAAAGCGTACTGGCTATGCAGGATCAACTGCGTGCCCAGCTTGAAACAAACGCAGCCCTGGAGAAGCAAAACGCACAACGTAATCTTGCCGTGACGCTTGAAAAGCAACTCCGGGATGTCAGGGAGGAAACGGCACGCCGTCAGCAGGAGCAGAATAACGCTGCTGCTCAGGTGACGATGAGCGACCGGGAATATGAGCAGATGGTCACCCTGCAACAGATCCGTGAGGATTTTGCGCAGAAACAGAAAGCGCTCGATGAGGAGGTAAAAGACCATTCATCAGTGCTTTACCAGGCACAGACACAGGCGCTTGCCGAAGAAATGCAGAGGCAGACTGAAATCGTCAAAAAAGGCGCCGAAGACAAAAAAGCGGCTGAGGAGGATTTTGCGGGAGCTGCCGCCGCAGGCATGAAGAACTGGATGGACAAGGCCGGTAACTATGCACAGCAGATAAAGGACGCAGTGTCGAACGCCATGGACGGGCTGGCGGATAATATTGTCGCCACCCTTAACGGCAATAAAAGCTCATGGCGTGACTGGGGGACGATGATACTCCAGACCATTCAGAAAATTCTGGTGAATGCCGCGCTGGTTAACGGCCTGAAGGCACTGGGCGGATCACTGGGTGGTGCCGGAGGGATCCTGGGAGGGATTGGCAGTGCAATTTCCGGTGTGGTGGGTAATGCCCGGGGGGGCGTCTATGACTCTCCGGGACTCAGTGCTTACAGCTCTACTGTCGTCGACAGGCCCACGCTGTTTCCGTTTGCCAAAGGGGCGGGACTGATGGGGGAAGCGGGGCCGGAAGCGATTATGCCGCTGACCAGAGACAGTAAAGGTCGTCTGGCCGTCACCGCGACGGGAATGGAAGGGACGGGAGGTGGCGTGGTGGTTAATCAGCAGTTCAGTGTGCACATACAGAATGACGGCAGTAACGGTGAAATAGGCCCCGGCGCGCTGAAGATGGTGTATGAGATTGCCGAACAGGCAGCAATGAAAACACTGACTGTGCAGGGGCGTGATGGTGGCAGGCTGAGCGGAGCATACAGATGACAGCGCAACTGAAAACATTTCACTGGTCGCCCAGAGAAGGGATGAAGATGGCATCAAAGCCGTCTGTTGTCACGGTGAGATTTGGTGACGGGTATTCGCAGCGCAGGGCGGCAGGGCTGAATGCGCAACTGAAAACGTGGTCGCCGGTATTCCGGGTTCAGGGGGAAAGGGAGATTCGCGCCCTGAACGATTTTCTGGATGCGCATGCAGGGTACCGGGCTTTTTTGTGGCGACCGCCGCTGGTGAACCGGCTGGTCAGAGTGATATGCCCTGAATGGGATGTCAGCAATCTGGGGGGGTACACTGATTTCTCATGCAGGTTTGAGCAGGTCGTGATTTAAAGATCGAAGAATCGATCTTATCGATCGATATATTCAATTGAACTTATTCATCTGCGGGTGATGTTGTTCAGGCGCACGCCATGGTGCGCCTTATAAACAAAAACTGAAGGGAAACAATATGAATAAGTTAGCAGTGGCTGTTCTGGCTATGTCGGTTCTTGGTGGTGTCGGGGTTGCAAGTGCAGCTGATGTAGTGGCACAGTAAATTTGGCCACCTGATTAAAGGTGATATCCTCACCACAACACAAAACAGGTGACTTAATGAACAAGAAAACCAAACGTACTTTCACCCCTGAATTCAGGCTGGAATGTGCACAGCTAATTGTTGATAAGGGCTACTCATATCGACAAGCCAGTGAAGCGATGAATGTCGGTTCTACCACGCTTGAGAGTTGGGTGCGCCAGCTCAGGCGAGAGCGTCAGGGGATTGCGCCCTCTGCCACACC